ATTTGGCCCATTTCTGGGTCATTTCACTTTGCCAATAGTATGGTGTGACCATACCCGTGTACTTCATATGCTGAGTCGGGCTCCTAACGGAGCCTTTCGTCTGGATTGGGCCTAACAAGCCTCAGTCCTTAAAACAGCCTCTATACCGCGGTAGATAAAAAACAAACATTTTCATATTTATTTTTAATCTATTAGACCAAGGATTATTCAAAATTTTAATTAAAGAATTAAAAGATTGTTATCTTTGGTTTCCGTAGTATCCAAGATTACACCTGGTCAGAAAGCTATTCTCAATAACATAGTTGCAGTAATCCTTAAGATCTGGAAAAATTCCGGAGTTAAGGTTACTATCATCTATTTATCAGAATGCCTCCGACTAGTGTGCGTTTATCTTGCTGAAGATGGTATTAAGAATGAAAAAACTTGGATTGCTATTTTTAGCAAACCATGTACTTGTACATGCGTCAATGTCAGAGAATGGTGTTCTTTATGAACCCGGATCAGGACAGTATGCTGTATTAGGTGATGATGTAGCCATAGTATCAGAAAGTGTTGCTTCTACTTACATTTCTAAATTAACAATGATCAGTATTAAGGTGAATCCTATTAAGGGTTTTACAGGGAAAGTAATCGAGTTTGTTCGAAAACTTTATTTTCATTGAACCTTTCCAGGAGTTTACTCCGGTCAGTTCGAAAATAATGCTTCGAGCAATACGAGAACCTATTTTCTTTGTATCACTTCTTAAAGATCTAACCAATAAAGATTATTTGGTATATTTAAAACTAAGTGTGTCAACATTCAACCAATATCTCGGTATGTTCGGGAAAAATCCCGGACCTTCCAGAGATCCTTGGTTGTTCGCATTTTTAGGACCGCAGTCTGGACTTTGGGGACAATCGGAGGGTAACCTAGATAAAAATCTATGGAGATCCCTTTTCGATAGTTTCCTTTCTGTCTCAGTTGTGGTTTCTGACTTTGTGTCTGTAACTAAGTGGTATGAAAACCGCTTGCTACGACTACCCGTCTTCTCCTATAGCTCTGTTCTTGAGCTCGGTGAAGGATTCTTAAGATTTTCGATTTATTCGAATATCTTGAGTCCTCCCCGCAAATGCTGGCACTATTGACGTGTGCGACAGGTTCACCCCTTTTTTATTCCCCATGCTACTTTGGTATTATATTAGTGCACTAACGGTAGGACTATATCTCGCTACAGTTTTACAACTTACGGGATCTAGAGGATTGGATACTGACCTTTTTGAGGCAGCGTCTAACCCTTTTTCTGCTTATATAAATTATAAAAGCAGCTAAAAACGAAATAGTAAAACGGAGGAAAAATAGCCTCTCGTCAGTCTCCTAATAAGAGCAGAGTGTCTTAGTTATTCATTTTCATGAATGAAGACTCCCCTTTCTACCACTGTAATATGGATATTA